TCCCCACTGCTCAATGTAACCATCTGGGGTACGCCGCCAGCCGTCACCGCTGGCCCAGGCTGACATGTCCGGTATCTGATTATCATCGGTTCCGACATCCCGTTTTGCCGCTTCTCCTAATTGAAGGTTTTTGAGAAACTCTGAAACATCAGCAATGTCTTTTCCATTGGCTGCCTTGTCCATCTTTCCGGCAAGCGCATTTGTCATGGTGGTGGCAAAATTAGGATCGTTTCCCAACGCCGCCGCCAGTTCGTTAAGCGTATCGAGTGCAGCTGGAGAAGATGCCACCAGTGCAGCAATTGCCGCCTGCACAAAAGCCGTGTTTGCTAGTTGCGTGGAATTATTGCCTGCCGCTGCCGTCGGTGCTTTTGGCGTACCAGTGAATGTCGGACTGGCTTTTGGCGCATACTGCGTATGAGGATCGTTAGCTGCGACATGCTTCGCCATCAGGTCATCCACATACACCTTTAGTTCCAGCACCTTGTCATCAACATATTTACGGGTTGCCAGCACCACTGCCGGGTCAATTTTCAGAGTGATGTTATCAGTGCTGCTGGTAATCAACACCATTCTGACAGTCTGCGTGCGCCCGCTCCCCTCAGCCAACTGCGGTTTGTAGCTCTCCGGGCAGTTGCCCACGGCAATCAGCGCGCCGGTATCATCGAACAGACCGACCTCACGAATCCACCAACCGCCTTCCGTTTCGGGAATCACCTGCTCAGCAATAATCTGGCTACTGTTTTGCGGATCGATATACAGCATATTAAGCGCTGCGCGGCGTTTTTCAGCAACTAACGCGGTCTGCTGCGCGCTTGGCGTGGGTAATACGCCACCACCGTCGCCCACCGCCATCTGGGTAATTTTCAACGGTACACCGAGCGCGGCGGCGCTTGCCAGTTTCGCCGCCCCGATATCCGTCAGCAGGGTGTAAAATTTTGCGCTCATGGATTCACTCTCATTGTGTCAATAACATGGACTGCCCCGCCCTCATAAGCGGTGCCGCCGGAAATAATGGTGTCGTTGATATACGGGTAGATCGTGATTTCTTCGCCGGTGTAAGTGGCGGCCCCCACAAAATACGGCCCGCTGGTCTGCAGGTTGATGGACATGCCGATCAGGTGACGGCTGCACGGTTTGGCATCACCGATCAGCCGCTCAAGTTCCAGATAGGTTTCTTCCGTGATGCCCTGGTCCTGTACGCCAATGTCCAGGCGGAATGTCCCCGGCGTCTCGCCGGTCTGCCACCACTCAATGATGCGGATCAGGAAGCCGAACGGCTCCACCACGCGCCGCACTGCGCTGGTTGTCCCCTTATGCTGATGGATATAGAAAGCATCCTGCACCACCCGGCGTTTGACGTTCTCCGTCCAGCTTTCGTCCCAGCGGTCAACGGAAAATGCCCACGCCAGATACGGCAGAAAGCTGACCGAACACGTTGCCGGGTTCCACAAATCACGCAGATGCACCTGCAGATCGGAAATTCCGCTGCAGGTCTGCGCCAGTCGGCGCTCAAGCGGCGATGAACCGGGCGGCATCAGGCTATTCATCCGTGCCCCCGTTGGTTACGCTCCAATCCGTACAGGACGCCGCCTGCGTCTTATCCAGCACAACATCTGCAAGCGGGGAGGCAAGCTCCACACGCTGGACGCCCTCTACATGCAGCGCGGCATAAATGGCGCTGCAACGGATATCACGGCCCAACCGCGTCTGACTGGCGATGTACTTCTGCAGGCTGGCTTTTGCCGCCGCCATCACCGGCTCAGCTTCCGGCCCCGGATAAAGAAAGATCGTCGCATCCACACTGTACGGGATTATTTCGGCGCTGCGCACCGTCAGGCGGTCAGCCACCGGGCGCACGTTCTCGCTGTTAAGCGCCTGCTCCACCACCGCCAGCAGGTCATCTCCTGCCGTACCATCCCCCTCACGGCTCAGCACGGTAAGCACCACCTCCGCCGGTGCCGGGCTGGTTGCACTGGCGTCTGCCACGCACCCGTCCGCGCTTCTGGCGTGAAACTCATAGGCCGCCGTCGGCCCCGCAACGGACAACCCCTCAAACGCAGCCGGAACACGCAGGCGCAGCGCCTCATCGCTTTCCATGACGGCAGCGACCGGCGGCACCGCGTCGTTATCGGCAGACGTTACCGTCAGGCGTTTCACGTTGTAGTTAGCTGCCAGCTGATCGAGATCGCCGCCGATGGCATACGCCACCATGACCGCCTGCGCGGCCTCGTTAATACGCTGGCGCAGTAGGATTTCGCGGTAGGTGCTTTCCTGCAGCAGCTTGGTGACGGGTTCAGATTCCAGCGCCAGCGTGCGCCGTACCGCGTCCTGCTCATCCGCCGGATAAAGGGCCACAAAAGCGGCTTTGCGCTCAGCCAGCAACGTCTCAAAATCCGGCACGTCCACTATGTGCGGCGCGGGCAGCAGGGAAAGGTCAATTACCGCCATTGTCTGCTCCTGTAGATACCGAAAGGGAAACCGGCGCGCCGTTGTTGCGCTGCCCGGTAAGCTCAACCACCATGGAGCCGTCAAAATTGTTGCTGATGGTGATGGAATCCAGCGTAAGCCGTGGTTCCCAGCGACTCAGGGCCACATAGACCGCAGACATGACCTGCAGGCGCAGCGCCGGGTTCTGCGGCTGGTCAATCAGGGCGGACAGCAGGGAACCATATTCCCGGCGGGCAATCCGGCTGCCCTGCGGCGTCAGCAGAATATCCCGCACTGACTGGCGCAGATGGTCAGTGTCCGTAATGCTCTGCCCGTCTTTCTGGTTCATGCCGATGTACAGCGTCATACCGGACCTCCGGTATTTGCACCACCCTTCGCAACACCAGTATGCTCATGGTCATCCACCACGATCCCGTTAGAACTCATCGCGCCGCCGCCCTGGGTGACGCCACCATTGATCACCACCTCGCTGTTAATGCGCGTGGTGTCAGCCTCCACCAAAAACTCACCGGTTTTGATGGTGATATTGTCCGCCGCCTCGATCACCATGGATTTGATGCCCCGGACATGCCAGCGCCCGGTAGCGGGTTCATACTCAAACCAGCCCCCGTCCGGGTACTCCGTCACGCAGCCGTTCGCGGAATCCGACGGCGGTGCAAACTGATTGGAATAGATGGCAGGCAACGCAAAAGCAGTTTCCAGATTGCCGCCCATGCTCAGCACCACCACCTGCTCATCCGGCGATGGGCACCACCATGTACGGGCACCGCCTGCGCGCAGTGTCAGCCAGTTAATCCAGTTGGTTTCAAGCTCGCCCACTTTCACACGGCACAGCCATTTTTCCCGGTCCACTTCGGTTACGGTGCCGGTGCGGATCAGGTTGGTGATAAGGCGCATGATTTCGGTTAGTTGTGCGTTCATAACGAAAGGTTGCACCAATGATATGTATGTGGCATCAATACTGTATTGTTTGCTCGACAGCACAATTGACCTTTCTCTCAGCAAATGGAGGTAAACAATGCAACACCCTATTAACTCTTATGCGATTGAAGAGCACGCGAATATTCTTAAACAATTATGCTGCTCCTCTTTGGAATATCTTAAACAAATAGAACAAAGTCCATCTTCACTAAGCCATCCAACAGAAGTTGAAATCGAGAAAGACGATTATTTTAATTGGCTTGAATACACTGTAAGTAACAATCTTATTGAAATGTGTACAAAAATAAGAATTTTACTGGACGGTCTTGAATTACCAGGAGACCTCCCTTACTCTCCAGAAGCAGAAGCTTATTTTGAATTCAATGATACTTTAGTTTGTATTGAGGGTTGTGTGAAAGACTCATTACGTGAATGCTGCAATAAAACGATACATGCCACATCTTTTGAGTTATTTAACAAATGCACCAATGATGGTATTTATTATTGGAGCGGCATAGTAATCCTCTCTGGAAAGCAATACAAAAATAAATGGAAAGTTGGATTAAACGTTTTTAACTTTTGTCGTAGCATCAAGTCATTCCTTTCAATATTAAAGAACATTTAACAACCCTCTATTTCTTATTAAAATAAGGTATATCTCCTCATACTTTAAAGTTAACTTCATGTTGAACTTTCAATCCTTTGAGACTGTTGCTAACTCAACCATCGGAATAATATATCTCTTGTCATTTCTTTCACTTCATCATTCACGCCCAGCAGGCGGCGCTGGGAGTAGCGGACCTCTGGCCCTTTGCGGCTGACGCGATCACGCAGGCCGTAATGGTGAACACGGGCAATACGCTGCACTGAGCCGTCAAACTGCACGCTGGCAGAGTCCGCAGTGGCTGCAGTTTTCAGGTATTTAGTGGTACGCAATTTGGCGAACATTTGGTGCTTGATGCGCCCCTTTTTACTTCTGGCCGTCACCCGGCGCTCCTCAAAGGCGGTGCCGTCTGGATTACGCTGCAGCCTGATGTTTTGCTGTTGCGACCAGCGCAGCTCCTGCGCCAGTTGTCGCATCATACGGTTGCGGGCTGCCGGTTCCAGATTCGCCAGCAGGGTCGCCAGCCAGTCATCCACCCTCTGCAGGTCATCCACGTTTCACCGTCCACATTTCTTCGGGTACGTCGGGTTCCGGCACTGCTTCTACGCTCGATACGGTGCCGTCTGTGCTGACAATAACGCGCTCCGTGAGCTGCAGATTGAGGCTGAGATCACACAGATCGTTGCTCAGGATATCGACGTCAAAGGTAAAAAGTTTTTCGCGCAGTTCCGGGTTTTTGATGGCGTCCGGTTGATTGGTCATTAACCAGAGCAGCACGGGCGCCATCACTAAATTCTGGTTGCCGCTAAAATCTTCAATCACCACGTTCAGGGTGTAGCGATATTCCCATGACATTGAACGGGAGCCGGTTGCAACCAGCGAACCGTTATCAACAAAAAGGTGCAGTTTGTCCGGGTTGTCACGGACATACGCCACCGATTTATTCAGGGCGTTGCGTAAGGACTGCGGCTTGTTCACTGTCTCTCTCCTGACACGCAATGATCGTGTCCACTTTGTCGGCACATGCCGCCCAGGCGGCCTCAGTCTCATCCAGCACCTGGTTCAGATCCCCATTACTGCGCGGCGCTGACCTGTCCAGGCGGCACTGCGTCACTTTTGGACAACCACTCACGGTAAGCTGCACCTCCGGCGAGGGCCGGGCGGTCCCGCAGCCGGATAATGTCAGCAGGCAAAGGAGTGTCAGCCCAGCGGCGTAAATCCTCGTTTTCACGTTTTAGCTCCTCGATCCGGCGCTGGCGACTCCGCAACAGCGCGGAAGTCTCCTCCGCTGCAGCATAAAGTTGCATCTGCGCCCGGCTGTTGGTTTCGGTAAGAATGGACAGGCTGATGAGCTGGCTGTTTTTCTTCGTCAGCTCCTGCGCTTTGCTTTTCAGCGCCACGCCCTGCGTCTCGATGGTGTGGCTGGCATTGTTAAGCCGCCACGACTGCCAGCCCAGCGCCGCAAGTGCCAGGGCCAGCACTACCGCCAGCGCACGCATCAGGCCGCCATCGGCTCATGAAGCTGCGCGCGGGCAATCTGATACAAAACCAGCGTCAGCAGGTAAAACACCAGGGTGATCACCCATCCCGAAAACGCCAGGCACAGAACAATAAGCAGCCTGATTACCCAGGTACGCACGGGTTTTACAGGGTGCGCCCTGAATTTCAGCAATGCCGCCCTGACCTCATCGCGCGCCCGATCTCCGGCGAACCACCCGACGGCGCACAGCGCAGCAAGCAGCCAGGCGAGGAAGCATGACACCCAGACAGACGCACCAACCAGAACCGGCGCACCGCTGCGCGGATACAGCAGACTGATAACCAACAGCGCAGCCCATGCCAGCTGGAAAAAAACGCTCATGACTTTCTTTTTCATTCCGTTATGCTCCTTTTAAGCACCAGGCCATTTCCCGCGCGCGGCGATTGTCCAGCCCCTGATTAAACACACCTTTGACATATACCCAGCGCGGCAGCTGATGGCAGGCGTCTGCCCAGCGCCGCTGGTTCAGCAACTTAACCAACGTGGAACTGCAGGCATTGCCGGTACCCACGTTGAAAGCAAACGACACCACCGCGTCATAGACCTTTTGCGGCATCTGCTGCACCACACATTTATCCAGCGCCCGCTCCACGCGCAGCACATTGGTGATAAGCCCCTGCGCCGCCTGCCGTTCCGTGATGGTTTTGCCCGGCACCACACCGGACGTATTGCCGATCCCGTCGGTCCACACACCCGCGCTGCACTGATAAGGCTGCAGGCGGCATCCCTCGTAATCGGCGATCAGTTTCAGCCCCTCAACGGAGGTATGAAGCAACTGAAATCCGGGCAGCGTGGCGGCGATAGCCAGCACCGCCCCGACAAGGCAGCGCTTAACGATTGAAGGATTCATATTCCCCCCGCGAAATTTTGCCGCCACGTAACAATTTGAAAGACTGGTGTTTGTAGTACCAGTTGATCGCCAGCATCAGCACACCAATCAGTACGCCACCAACCGTTGACGCATCCTTGAGCGACAGATCGCCCAGCCATGCCAGCAGTACGGCAATGCAGTAAGTGATAAAGGCGCTGATTCGTTCAAGCGTCATAATTCAGTCCCATAGCTGGACGGTCTGCGCCGTGATTGACGCCGTAATGTCCGGCAGCTCCACCTGCAGCCCGTGCGGTAAAAATGGGCCGTACTCAGCCAGCCCCGGATTTGCCTGCAGAACCTGCTCAGTGACCCCCTGCGTGCGCCCGTAATGACGCCAGCAAAGCGCGTCCACCGTGTCATACTGATGCGCACGCACTTTCATCAGATAAGCTCCACCGTACAGTGCGGTGCATCCTGCACCCGGCTGATGGCCCAGCGGGCATCACGCCACAGATCGCCGCTGGCCTCCGCCAGCTCCTCCCCCCGTTTCACACCTGACGCCGTGGCGTCATAGTCCTGATAACGCTCATTGAGCACGGCGCGCGCCCAGCAAAAAACAGCGTTGTGGTAGTGCCGGATACGCTCGCTTTTGCCGTCCAGCATTTCTGCGGGAACCTCAGCAAGTGTCCGCCAGCCCAGCATCTGCTGACGGTTGCGGAAGTCGTACAGCTCAGCGTTAACCTCAGAGATCGCCGTCAGCACGACCTGCTTTAAACGCGGCTGCGTCACCGTGCCATCAGTGCGCATCACACTGCGAAATTCCGACAGCTCCACATCAGGCCAGAACGGCGTATTTTTGATGACCTCCGCCTGTTCCGGTGCCTGTTCGGGCGCAACAAACTTCATGCGGCTTTCTCCTGAACAAGTGGGCGGTGGACGGGGTTTTGATGTGGCAGTGCCTTTCGCCACCCCGTGCCGCCCGTGCGCGGGGCACGTTCTTTAGCGGCTGTCATTGCGCAGTCTGCGCTCCAGCTGCTGCTTTTCTTTTTTAACGCCACAGCGGGGATCGAGCTGCAGCGCATGGGTAAGGTGATTCAGGGCAGATGCCGGGTTGCTTTCGCTCAGTACAGCGCCGATGGCTTTATGCAGACGCGCCCGCGACTGGTCCGGCATATCCAGATCGGTTGTCAGGTCCAGCGTCTGCAAAAGCAGATCGGCATCAAAACCGGCAGCGGCTAGCAGAGCGCTTTGCGCCGCGTCTGCCATTTCTTCTGCCAGCACGGTCTGCACGTTACGGTTGCCCAGCGGCATCACCCAGCCATGGCGCAGCGCATGACGCCCGATTTCCAGCGCACCGGCATAATCACCGGCGTCGATACGCCACAGCATCACATACATCAGCACGTCATCCTGCTGCGCACCTCCGGCAGCCAGCACACCCTCCGCCCAGGCGGAATATTTCGGCAGCAGTTCCACCTTGATTTCCGCCTTTTTCACCGTGGACTGGACGCCCTTGAGGCGGCGACGGTCTTCTGCCAGCTGCAGCAGCATCAGGTCATAGCCCGACGCATGGCGAACACTGCCGCCCTCACGGGCGGCCTGTTCGGCCTGAATGCGCAGGCGGTGCTGCCGTGCGGGACTCAGGCTCATGCGTTATTCCCCACCTTCCGGTGCGGCAGGCGCGCTGAAATCACCGATTTCGATGTTTTCAACCAGCGCCGCGCAGCGGTAGTCCTCGACCACATACGCCTCGTTGACTGATTCAAAGTTTTCAATCCGGTCACGTTTCGGGTTGTCGATAACAGAACGGCGGCGGGTGTCTTCCTGCCAGTAGATGGACAGGTTATCCAGACGGGTGATTAGCAGGGCATTTGCCGGGAAGAAAGGCGCGCGCACAGCCTGCAGGCCGCCCATGCGTTTCTGGCTGATGATCAGATCGGCGGCGATTTTCTCGCTGTTGTCCTGCTCTTTGTTGACCAGCGGGAAATACTTGTCAGACAGCAGTTCACGTCCGCAGACGACAACCAGCTCGTCATCATCCTGATACTCCACATCGATCAGCTCGTTGACGGTATCCATCACCACCGCGTCAAGATTTAGATACTTACCACCCGGACCTACTTTTACCTGTTCTGCGGTAGTGGTGCCGTCTTCTGCGGTTTTGCTGCCCATGACATGATCCGGCGCGTCTTCGCGGATTTTCTGCAGCCAGCCTTTATTGACGTCCTGCAGCAGCGGGTTTTCAGCACGACTGGAGGTTTTGGCACGCTTCACGCCGTTAAAGCCGATCATGATGCGGTCCAGCGCCTGACGCTTGACGATGGCGTTGCGGATACGCACCTGGAAGTCCTGGAACTTCGCCCACAGGTCCAGTTTTGCGTAGGTCAGCACCGTATCAAAGTTGGTCTGCTCGCATTTGTATTCCACGTCTTCCATCAGCGTCGGATCGGTAGGCTCGCGCTCTTTGGTGGTGGTATCGGTGGTTCCGGCAATGGTGCTGCCAACGCCCAGCCCCAGCAACTGCCCGGATTGCTCAGTGACCGGCGTGATGTTAATCAGCGTCAGGAAAGCGGCGGACTGCTGGATCTGGTCTTCCAGCGTCTGCTGCACGGACGGCTCCACGGTGAACTTGCTGGAGAGTTCTTCAATCTCCACACCGTTCAGGCGCGCCAGCTGCTGCAGGTAAGCGTTAAAGGCAAAGCGGGTTTTCTTTTTCATCGGGTTTTATGCTCCATCAGCAATTGGTCAGGGTGCCTGCCGGTGCGTCACCGCCCGGCGCGCGCTGGCGGTAGTCTTTACGGCTGTCTTCGCTGCTCAGCTTTTGCTCAAGCCCGGCAAAGGCCGCCTGCTGCTCCTGCAGGGAGGACTCCAGCTCAGAAAGGCGCTTGTCCTGTTCGGACAGGGATTTATCAGTGCGCTCGCTCAGGTTCTGCTGCTCAGTAGCGACCAGTTCCACGGCTTTATGCACGTCGGAGAAACGCGCCTCATCGGTCTGCTCTTTTTTGGTGAACAGCGCGGTGACGCGGGCAAAGAGGGACGGCTTTTCGTCCTGGGCTTCTTCCAGTTCGATCAGCGTTTCAACCGCTTCCGAAAACAGGTTTTCAGGGTTCTGCTTACGGTTCGCCAGCGGGTTATGCGCGGCGCTGGCGCTGAATGCCAGCATTTCGGTGCCAAGGCTCGCCGGATCGTCCGTCGCACCCAGCCCTACTAGGTAGGCTTTGCCGGTGTCGGCAAACTTCGTGCTGACCTCCATGGAGGTGAAAAGCTTCTGGCCTTTCTTCACCAGTTCCACCAGGGCGTCCGTGGGTTCGATATCGGCATAAAGCGCCATTTTGCCCGCCAGCGGCCCGTCCTGGATTTCTTCTGCAACCAGCCCCGTCACCCTGCCGTAGCGGTTAAAGGTGCTGTCCGGCAGATAAGACTTGATGTGCTCAAGGTTAATCAGAGCGGTATAGACCGTCGGGTTATAGCTGGCAGCCATCTGTACCAGCCATTCACGCTGGATTTCGCGCCCGTCAGTGGTGGCACCTTCCACCCCAATACGGAAACGCTTTGCTTTCACTGTCATGAGCCGTGCTCCGTTAGAAATAACTTACTGGAGCCTTATGTTTGCGGTGATGGGGGGAGTGAAACAACGCGCGGCACTTGTACGGTAAACCACACAAACCGCAGCCGGGGAAAGCCGCCATCCAAGGCCGTATGTTTGGGCCATGAACACGACACTGACCCCCGCAGACCTCGATCCCCGTAGGCAGGCCATGCTGCTGTACTTTCAGGGATACCGCGTAGCCCGCATTGCTGAAATGCTGGGCGAGAAAGTTGCAACCGTTCACAGCTGGAAGAAGCGCGACAAATGGGGCGACTATGGGCCGCTGGATCAGATGCAGCTCACCACCGCCGCACGTTACTGCCAGCTCATCATGAAGGAGCATAAAGAAGGGAAAGATTTCAAGGAAATTGACCTGCTGGCGCGCCAGTCAGAGCGCCACGCCCGGATCGGCAAATTTAACGATGGCGGCAACGAAGCGGACTTAAACCCGAAAGTCGCCAACCGTAACAAAGGACCACGCCGCCAGCCCGAAAAGAATGTTTTCACCGACGAGCAGATCGAAAAGCTGGAAGAAGTCTTCCACGCCTCTATGTTCGACTATCAGCGTCACTGGTTTGAAGCCGGGAAAACAAACCGCATCCGCAATCTGCTCAAGTCGCGCCAGATTGGCGCCACGTTTTATTTTGCCCGTGAAGCATTGATTGATGCCCTGCTGACCGGACGCAACCAGATTTTTCTCTCAGCCAGTAAGGCGCAGGCGCACGTTTTTAAGCAGTACATCATCGACTTTGCCAAAGAAGTTGAGGTGGAGCTGAAAGGCGATCCCATGGTGCTACCCAATGGGGCAGCATTGTACTTCCTCGGCACCAACGCCCGTACGGCGCAGAGCTACCACGGCAACCTGTATCTTGATGAATATTTCTGGATACCGAAATTCCAGGAACTACGCAAGGTTGCCTCCGGTATGGCCATTCACAAGAAATGGCGACAAACCTACTTTTCCACGCCGTCCAGCCTGACCCACAGCGCCTATCCGTTCTGGTCCGGCGCACTGTTTAACCGGGGTCGTGCCAAAGCGGACAAGGTGGATATTGACCTGACCCACAGCAACCTTGTACGCGGCCTGCTCTGCCCTGACGGGCAATACCGCCAGATCGTCACCGTGGAGGATGCAGTGCGCGGCGGTTGTAACCTGTTCGACCTCGACCAGCTGCGCATGGAGTACAGCCCGGACGAATACCAGAACCTGCTGATGTGCGAATTTATTGACGATCTGGCGTCAGTATTTCCGCTCAGCGAGCTGCAGGCGTGCATGGTGGACAGCTGGGAAGTCTGGACCGATTTTCAGGCGCTGGCGCTGCGCCCGTTTGGCTGGAGAGAAGTCTGGATCGGTTACGACCCGGCGAAAGGTACGCAGAACGGTGACAGCGCAGGCTGCGTGGTTATGGCACCGCCCACTGTACCGGGCGGGAAGTTCCGCATTCTGGAGCGTCACCAGTGGCGCGGGATGGACTTCCGCGCCCAGGCTGATGCTATCAAAAAGCTGACGCAGCAGTACAACGTGACTTATATCGGCATCGACTCGACCGGCGTCGGTCACGGTGTTTATGAGAACGTAAAAGCGTTCTTTCCTGCCGTGCGGGAGTTTGTCTACAACCCCAACGTCAAAAACGCCCTGGTGCTCAAGGCCTACGACATTATCAGCCACCGCCGTCTGGAGTTTGACGCCGGACACACCGACATTGCGCAGTCCTTTATGGCAATCCGCCGCGCCACTACCGCCAGCGGCAACCGCCCAACCTACGAAGCCAGCCGCAGCGAGGAAGCCAGCCATGCCGATTTGGCATGGGCAACAATGCACGCACTGTTTAACGAACCGCTGCAGGGCGAATCCGCCAATATCAGCAATATTGTGGAGATTTTTTAATGAGTAAGAGTAAGAAAAACCGCACTGCAGTTCAGCACCGCAGCGGCGCATCTGCAGAAGCATTCAGCTTCGGCGATCCGATCCCGGTTCTGGACCGCCGCGAACTGCTGGATTACGTGGAGTGCGTACAGATGGACCGCTGGTATGAGCCACCGGTGAGTTTTGACGGGCTGGCACGCACCTATCGCGCCGCCGTGCATCACAGCTCATCGATTGCCGTAAAGCGCAACATTCTGACCAGCACCTTTATTCCGCATCCGCTGCTGAGTCAGCAGGCTTTCAGCCGGTTTGTTCAGGACTATCTGGTGTTTGGTAACGCCTATCTGGAGAAGCGCACCAACCGGCTCGGCGGTATTCTGTCGCTGGAGCCATCGCTGGCGAAATACACCCGCCGCGGGATCGACCTCGACACCTACTGGTTTGTACAATACGGTATGACCACGCAGCCCTATGAGTTCACCAAAGGCAGCATCTTTCATCTGATGGAGCCAGACTTAAACCAGGAGATTTACGGCCTGCCGGAATACCTGTCCGCCATCCCCTCCGCCCTGCTGAATGAGTCCGCAACTCTGTTCCGCCGGAAGTATTATATCAACGGCAGCCACGCAGGTTTTATCATGTACATGACCGATGCCGCGCAGAACCAGGAGGACGTGAACAACATCCGCCAGGCCATGAAAAGCGCCAAAGGACCTGGTAACTTCCGCAACCTGTTTATGTACTCACCCAACGGTAAAAAGGACGGTATTCAGATCATCCCGCTCTCAGAGGTAGCAGCTAAGGATGAGTTTCTGAACATCAAGAACGTGAGCCGGGATGACATGATGGCGGCGCATCGTGTACCGCCGCAGATGATGGGGATTATGCCTAGCAATGTTGGGGGTTTTGGGGATGTGGAAAAGGCTAGTAACGTCTTTGTTCGAAATGAACTGCTTCCGCTTCAGAAAAGAATCCAAGAGTTTAACCATTGGATAGGCGAGGATATTATACAATTTTCGTCATATCATCTTGAATAAAGGAATGAGAGGGTTTCCCCTCTCAAACTAATGTTGGTATTTTTCTTTTATATTTATTTAAGAGCGCGCGACAGATACTTTTCGAATTATTCTCAGATGCTGAGTTAAATACTTTTTTCGCAAAGGATATTATTAAATTATTATTACACACCAAACTCTCTAGCAAATCACCACTATTATTTAACAAAAGATCCCTATCATTAATGGCTTTCCTAACCCGCCGTATTTTTTCTTTAGTTAAACCATCAAAACACCAAGCATTATTGGCGAATTGATAATTCACCTCATTCCTTATAACGGTTGGGCTAAATGTATCATTAGATCTTTTAACAAACCTTAAATGCTCTGACAAATAAACTGCTGTCTCAGCATACTCTTCAATATCAGAATTAGCTTCTCGCACAAGACGTTCTACAAGCGAAACCCATGATGCCCAAGCATCAATATGGGACCCACCTTTTTTATCTCTTTTCTCAAGTGTAATATTTGCACACTCTCTATCATAATGCATTATATTTAAGCCGCTTTCAAGATTGCCGAAATTATTTCCTGTTAAATTAGACCTTAAAATAACTCGAAGCGTTGGCTTATCAACATTTGTAATGCTTAAACCTGCGATACGTATAAGATAATGAACGGCATAATATGCAGCATAATAGTGCTCAACAATTTGCCATGATAGATTTTCACTTTCTTCAGATAGAGATCTGTTCAAAGAAATCATAGACGCAAGAAAAAACCTATTTGCCTCCCCAGCCATATAATAAGAAAAATCTTTAGAATCAATCATTTGAAGATAAATTTTCTGACTCGGAGACTTAACAATATTTGTGAGTGTAAAATTTAGATCTTCTAACTTTTCAATTGTCCGTCCATGAGCAATCCTACCTGCCCCTATTACCGAGGGGCAAGCCAATTGTTTGAAAAGACGCTCAATCTTTACTAAATTTGTCATATCACAATATTTCTTTTCAACAACTTATTATCTAACAATTCTATAGACTTTACAGTTGCTCTATTATTCAACACTGTGGCAATATTACCGTTGAGGCTTCGTTTCAGATACTTTTTATGTTCACTTATTAAACTTGATGACTCCGGAGAATTATCAAAAATCATAGCAATTACAGCTTTACTATGCCCTACCAGTATTTTGAAAGAAGTAGGTTTTATGATAATCTCATCAAAATTAACACCTTGAGCGTTTAGAAGATCTTCCGCCGCGAATAAATATGCATTCAATATTTCAAATAATCGTTGTGGACTTGATATATCAAAGGCTCTTATTATAAGTTTAAATGCCTCATAAAAAGTCACTTTTGAAATGAAGTTTCTTTTTTTCTCAAAACGAGATAATTTACCAGCTAAAGCACTAGTAGAACTAGTTTCAAACATTGTAAAAATTAAATCTAAAAGCTCCTCTTCTGCATTTTCTGTTTCAGCTAATTTTTTGATATCTAAAAGTAGTTCTTTAGGCACAGGTCTTTGCAGAGTGTTAACATCAATAAATAATCTGGCTTCATCTATTGGATTTAATTCAGAAAAAATAACAACGGGTATCCGTAGTTTTTTATCATCAAAACCTCGTTCATACAGTTTTCTAAAACCATATGCACGATGCTGGCCGTCAATGATAAGAAAAGATTTTATATCGCTATTAAACGTCAGCGTTTTGTTTTTACTATTGTATTCAAACTCCGCCGTTGGCTGTGCAGAAAGTATAATACTAGACGGTATAACCCCACCATTTACAATATAGTCTGCAATCGAATCTGCCCTAGATTCATCCAAGCTTCGTTGAAATCCATGCTGAGGGTCGTCCGAACGAGGGTTGGGAGAGCAGCAATTGGCAATTACATCGATTGGCAATGTCAAACTATAAAATTTATGTTTGCCTTGAATAATTAATGAAGCGCTAAATGATTCCTTCATGTTCCATCCACTAACATTAGTATATGAATTGTTACGGCCGTCATATCACGGCCGCGATTAGCATCGAGCTCAAATATGTCGGTAAGTTAACATGAAATGTGTGACTATTGAAACATCTTGCGCGCGCTCGTATCCCCGCCACGCCTGCCCGTTTTATGTAGTGGTTTTCATGCACCTTCATGACATAAGCAAAAGCCCGCCATTCCTGGCGGGCCTCAGCTAAAACGATCCTCAAACGATCATTCGGATTCATGCGGCATAGACATGCACCACTGCGCCTTTAATCAAACAGGGAATAATTATTCGTTCAGCGGGCGTTGCAATATGGCAGCGGCTATTGGTTTGGAAGAGCTTATGATGACTGTTTTTGGTTAGAGTTTGAACGCCCAACATCGCTGGGCGCTGGTATTGACTACATCATGGCAATGAGAAGGGGTGAACCCTTTGCCAGTTTGTTCGACGATGATTTCCATCTTGAGTAAGCGCTTATTCTGTTGAGATTGTAGATATTTCGGCTTGTTTTTTCTCTATGTACATCCCGCATTCCGCAAGGCATTTACCTACGGCGCCACCGAAGTTTGGCCCTGACGAAACCAGCAATGTATCGACATTCCTGATTGATTCAACGAAGGAAGATGAGGTTTCGGGATTAAGGTATGTCATCAATAACATCCTTGCTGAAAGGGTACGATGCGATGATGTAATGTAGCTTTCATGTGCTGCATTACTCTTATCAATAAAATCGTTATTACCATTATGAATGTAATCCAGTGCAAGGTTATATTCGTTTTTGTACCTATCAGATTCAAGCGCTAAGGATAGGTACTGGGCACATAATTCCCGCACGTTCCGACATTCTTCTTTTTTTATCTCAATTTCCGTAGCAATTTGAGTTTGCACTTTCAGTGCTTTGGTTTGCTGCGCAATATTTTTGTCAAATTCAGCTGATTGCCGTTTTGAGGTGATTTCAAATTGGCGGTGTGAACGATTCATAGCCCGCCATGCAACAAAAGCAGTTGCCGCAGTTGGCAGAACAGCTTTCGCGAGGTCAAACCACGGTGTCAGGGGATCCTTTTGACTCGCAATTTGTACCGTTACCACGTCTTTAGCGGGCTTCAGTACTTCCAGTAACTGAATGATGTCCATTGCCTTTTTCCTGAGAAAAAGAAACCATCATAACAAAACGCCTGCCGCTTGCTAGGGGCTCGCGCCTCACCCTTCACGAAATTCAATCCCCTCCGGCCTTTTCGTTATCTGTCCGCATTGAGGGCGGCTAACGCCTCGCTACTCTCGTTGTTCAACGTTGCTGACGTCAGAATCAAGTTCTTACGCCAGCAACGTTCCCTAGTGCAACCAGCTGTCGTCTTCCCAAACCTGCTGTATTAATTCCATCACTCTCTTTTTGTCTTCATCCAGTTTTAACCCGCTCAGGTCAACGCCGTTGGCGCTGCCCTTGCGGATACGAATTGCTGTCTTGGGATACAGAGGGCGCAAATTACGGTAAAGCTCTGATTCAAGGGCGTCCAGTGTGGCCTGGCTAATCTTCTGCTCTTTATCGATCATTATTTCAATGTGCATACAGATTCCCTTTAGCTGGTTAAATCCATTGACCGGCTGTATTCATGGCTGCGTATTTTCGCCATCAGCTCGTCGGTCAGTTCGGACACCCACTGGATAGCCAGCCGCTTTTCTTCGTCGCTGCACTCACTAGCCGCTACAAGCTTGATAAAAAAATCAATGCGCTGGAGCTTCAACGACTCCAAAAGATAATCCTGCATTTTCCCTCCTATCACTACCTCGGATACACAATAACTGTATATATATCCACTGTTTATAATTACAGTATAGTAGGAACTAACAAAAGTAAAACTGTTTTTTGTCAGTCAATTGGATGATCTGATGCTAATCAATAACGCACAAATTGTTAAACCAGCGTCAGCTGTACCACTGACGCCATTTGTCATCTTCCTGCAGGCGGTGGTTGCTGTAAAAAATACGAAGCCCGGCACCTGACGGAATACTGCCGCCGCGCAGAAGCAGGTCAATCTCTGACTCGCTACCATCAAACCCTCTGGAAATCAGCTCTGCCTCAAGCCCCACGCGCTGCTGATCCGAAATATTCTGTTTGTTTGCTTTTTTCCGCTTTGGTTTTACCAGCCTTAACCTGGCTGTCAGCTCCCGCCGTTCCTTCTGGCCCATGTTGTGTAGATATTCATGCAGTTCCTTCTCATCCATGGTTTTAATATCAGGTAAATCGCCCCCAGATTTGTTCAGATTTTCAACAGGGGGACAGTTATTGCCACGAGTCCAAGGGGCGCAAGCGCCCTGGTCGGCTGCCGCCTCCTGAACGTCAACGGCCTTACGAACCTTTTTCCACTTCATCGCGTGCGTGCAAATCTTGCCCTCTACAATCGGGGACCAGATGCCATAGATACGGATGCCGTGATCGCCGTAGGCGCTCGGTTCGTCGTTAAGTTCATAAGCCGTGCGGACAAGGTGATGTTTGCGGGGCACCAGTACACCGCCCTGCTTCATGATGTAGGTGGCAAAGCAACCTGCATCCGCAGCTGCCAGTACCGCATCCAGACGCGGATTATCCAGTACCGGCGCACCCGCTTTGCGTTCGCCCTGTACTCTCGCCGCCTGACCAGCCAGCAGGCGCAGCTCGCGGTATGCCTGACGCCCCGGAATACCAAAGAAACGGAACTGCTGGACCCGATGCAGTGACGCCCAGGCGCTGACATGCTCGGCGCTGTCACGCAGTGATCTACCGGTTTCTTTGCTGATTTCTTTAGCCAGCCCGCGCCCGTCGATGTTCTTACTGATGTATTTGGCAATGTAGCTGGTCGGTGTGCCCTTGCGCGGGTTGATTAGCTCGGACTTGAAGCGCGGCCCGGTATTGGTGCCCAGCTCCTCGCGGTCTTCACGGATGGCAAACTTACGCAGCAGCGCGGTGATGGAACGACGGTCTTTTTTGCGCATAAAGCACAGAAGATGCCAGTGCACGGTGCCGTCATGGTGCGGCTCTGCAACACGGACGCCGTACCAGCGCAGCCCGGCCTTGTGCATGGCCTTGCGGAAAGCGGCGAATGTATCAACCAGATAGTCACTGCTCTGCCGGACCGTAGCGCTGGTCCATTTCGGATTAGGTCTGCCATTGTTGAGGGTTGCGTGGAAGCGTGACGGGCAGGTGATGGTATAGAACACCGCGCAGTCTCCGCGCATTTCCGCGATCAACTCCAGCCCTTTAACACAGGCCATCATTTCATTACGGCGGTGCGCCGGGTTGCTGTTGCTGGCATTCACCACATCTTCCATATCCAGCGTGGCACCGTTTTCGTTGACCAGCTCATGAGAGCGGAAGAACTCCAGCGATTTGCGGCGCTGCTCGCGTTTGTGGATCACGGCTTCATAGCTGACATACGGGGACGCTTTCTTGTTGACCAGGCAGACGGCACGCAGCTGCTCCTCCCGCCACTCACAGCGCATCTGCCACAATTTGCGATACCACCAGTCCGCGCACAGCATGCGCGCCAGCGACGGTGGGATCAGTTCATAAGGCACCGGCTTGCGGCGGCGCTTTTTGCGGCGTAACTGCTCAAAGGCAGGCGGAATGACCTCAAGGCGCATCGCTTCTGCAGCAACTCTTTCCCATGCCTGGCGGATCTCTTCTGGTTTAACATCGTCACTGACAAACAGATCACCCCAGGCCGCATCAAGACACATGCTCATATGTGCCGCAACCAGCGTGGAAAGGCGCTTGACCTGATCCTGATTCATTTCAGGCAGTACCAACAGCCCCTCCAGCCCGTCCTGGCTCGCCATGAAACGGAAAGACGCAGACACCTGGCTGTCACGCACACGCCCCAGCCGCTCAAGACAAGGCCTGATTGTTTCGCGCAGATAGCGGGAATAAGCTTTAGCCCTGCCCAGGCTATGGAAGTATTTAATCCGCTCCAGCAGAGGCTTGCTGATATGGGCAGGCATGGCGCTTACATCGGCAATAATCACCAAATCGGGATTAACACGCTGCTGTTCGCGGGCCATTTTGGCATGGCTAATTAGCTGATCCTGCTCTATTTCACGCTGGACAGGATCACGGGGTTCATTGAAGAAATAACGTTCCCAAACCTTATCACTCAGCGCCTCACGGCGCAGATGCCCCTGCTCGTTATCCGCTGCGTACAGAGTGATGAGGTTTGAAAGCGCAGACTCCGGCGCTACTTCCGCCGGGTCCAGATACGGGTTAACCGCTTTTTTTGGGGCATTCCATGGAAAAGCCACGGCGGCCTCATTCGAGCCGCCGGTGGTTTGTGCATGATGTAATGTGAATTTACTCACTGCCACGCCCGCACCTCAGCTTCCACCGAGATATCAGGACCAGACGCCACATCAACACCAAACCAGCATGCTGATTTTGTGGCGATGATTTCTACTGCAGTTTTACTATCACCGGCAGCCACGCCCATGCTGCGCTTAGCGGTTATACGATGGCGGGTAAAATCACGATAAAGCGAACGGGTCAGAGACGTATCGCTGTTGGACACGATAACCGGATGGCCTTCTGATGACCGGCGTTCAAGAATAGACGCCAGATGGTACTGATCATCCTCTGTAAAACCAGCTGTGTGATATCCGTTAAACGTGCCGTCATATGGTGGATCGCAATAGACAACATCACCCGTTTGCAACAGTGCCAGTGTTTCGTCATAGCTGGCGCAGATAAACGTTGCGCGTTGTGCCTTTTCTGCAAAAACGCGTATTTCATTTTCAGGGAAGTACGGATTTTTGTAATTACCGTAAGGAACATTAAAATAACCGTCCAAGTTATAGCGACACAGTCCGCGATAACCATAGCGATTTAAATATAAGAAATACAATGCGCGTTCAATTGCGCCACCATGGCGCAAGTTAAATTCCTGTCTCGTCTTATAATATGCCTCTGAATCATTACGGGCTTCAAAAAGATATCGGCCCTCTTTGATGAAGTATTCAACATCATTCTTTATCACCTGATAAAAATTAATCAGGTCTGGATTAATATCCGCGACAAGATAATGAGGATAGTCTGTCGCCATCATCACAGCACAGGAACCCGCGAAAGGTTCAACCAGTCGCGGGCCCGCAGGAAGGTGTTTAATCAGTTCCGGCATTATTGCGGTTTTATTTCCCGCCCATTTCAGGATAGTGCTCATACAGCACCGCCTACGTAATGTTTACCTTTCAGTTCCGCAATCTCCTGACAAGTGACACAGCACTGCACACCCGGAATGGCGCGGCGGCGTGCTGGTGGGATCGGTGCATCGCAATCAATGCAGAGCACACGGGAAACGCCCGGCGTTCTGTTGCAGGCGGTGTGAATGTGGAGCTGACGTTCTTCTTCAACGCGCTGCTGTACTAGGTCCATTGAATCAGCCATCAGTGGATCTCCTGCGCTTCGTTCTGAATGTTTTCAGCCGTAATACGAAGCAGTTCCGCCGCTTCAACGTGATTAAGCTGGCGTGACGTGATATGGCAAGCTAGGCTATCAAGACGGGCTGCCATTGCCGCAGCACGTGCACGGCGTTCTTCCATGCGCGCATCAGTCAGCATCTGGTTAAGGCCAGCATCATCTGGTCCTGTTTTGGTGATTCGGGTTTCAATATTTCGCATTGTTGTTTTTCCTGAGTTTGGGCAATAAGAAGCCCGGCGGGTTTACGCCATTAAGTTTTCTGATTTAATTAGCTATAGCCAAAGACGCGGACAGGTTTACTTTTCAACTGATTGATAATTTCTGTCTGTAACCCTGATTTAAATTCTTTGCAGCACTCCCAATTTGGATCTACGCGTAGAATTGCACCGTCGCGTGTTCTAATTTCAAACCCTTCCTCCATGTTTGGGATTATTGCTCCTAATATTATTCTCAAGTCATCACGTGACACGGTTTACTCCTTTATAAATAAAATGAGCAATGTGAATGATTAAAAAGATTGAAGGCTTAATCTGGTTTGATTTCAGCCCGTTTAATAATTCAGACTGATCGTGGCTCGGATGCCAGCGCTTGCCATCTTTCCCTGCAATCCAGCCATGACCGAAGTGCATTTCAGGGCTTTGCCTAACCAACAGTGATGCAAAAGACGGTTCTTTAGTCAGCATAACCACCTCAGATCAGCCCGAACGAAGCGCCTAGGCCCGTCACGGTATCTACCGCGCTTGCCATCGCCGGATTCACCTGTAAACGCGCATGTAATGAAACAGCAGTGAGTGCCATAAGGCGTGTAACAGAGTTGATGCTATTAATAACATCGCAACGGCCTGCTCTGGTTTTCACATCACCGGATACTGCGCCTGCAGCTACTCGTCCAATCTCCGCAGTTGCACTCATGACGTAATGCGGCAGGTTCTCTTTTGCCACTTCATTCAATGGCACACACGGCAAGCAATGGATTTGAGCCAGAAAACCGTCAACCAGTGTTGAGTCCTCTGTGATATCAGTCAGCAACCAGATCTCCGGCGGAGTGAGTTGGTGCGGTTGGTCTGGGTTCAGCTTGTTGCGTAGCGTCTGGACGTTCATTCCTACACGCTCTGCCAGCTTCGCCATGTTATGACGCAGCGCGAAAGACCGGCAGGATTCGTCAAAGTGCGGATGTTTGGAAATCTTATAATCAAACATGTATCCCTCTCAAAAAGTTCTCATAATTGAACTTACTGACCAACAATGACGCGAAAGTTGGAATGACCGAGGGATTCACGAACCTGGTCAGTTTTATACATCAGATAACGCAGGCTTACGCGACCTTTGTTTTTTTCTTTCTTGACCATGTACTTGGCAAGCTGACCATGGTGAATTTTCTGGTAAACAGAGCCACGGGAGATACCTTCCCATTCAGCGAACTCTGCAGGCGTAGCCATCTCTTTTGGTACACGAATTGAAATATCAGTGCTCATAGTGCAGTATCTCTCGGTTTAGATTCGTTTTATGTCGTATTATGCTGACTCTCAAGACCTCACATTAAGAGTTAACACAACATTACGATCCCGATTCAAGGTTGTCAAACGGAGTTTTTCAATGTCGAGTATTTCAATGGGTGCCGATTCAGGGGGTAGAGAAGCTATCGAGCGACTGCAAAAGGCTTACGGACTTAAGACAAAGCAGGCTCTAAGTGAACAACTTGATGTTTCAAAAAGCACCATGTCAAACAGGCTGTTACGTGACAGCTTCCCAGCTGACTGGGTAATTCAGTGCGCACTCGAAACAGGGGTTTCCTTGCTATGGTTGGCTACGGGCCACGGCGAGATGTACACTCAAAACGAGGACATAAAAAAACCTCACAATGAGACACCACCTACAATTCGACCTCTTGCAAAACTTGTCGCACCATCTATCAAGCAAGTAACGCTAGAAAATGGTGGCTTAACCGATAATGACGATATTCACCTCGATTACAGCATTCTCCCTAACGAACCTGTTCATTGTTTATTCGTTAACAATGCTCATGAAAGTTATGTAGTCGATCAATCTCTGAAACAGATTACAAATGGACTATGGCTCGTTGATATTGATGGGGTTAAAAGCATCGTGAAATTAACTCGGCTTCCAGGAAACAAATTAGCGGTCCATCAGGATGAATCCTCTTTTGAATGCTCAGTAGATGATATTGAAGCTATCGGACGCGCTGTAAAAGTGATCAAGAGCATCTAATTATGACTATTAGAAAGCAGCCAAACGGAAAATGGTTGTGTGAGTGCTATCCAAATGGGCGCGACGGCAAGCGTGTGCGCAAGCAATTTGCAACGAAAGGCGAAGCCGTGGCATTTGAAAACTTCACCATGGATGAAGTAAACAAAAAACCATGGCTGGGGGAAAAGGAGGATCGGCGGCGTTTGTCAGAAGTGATTGAGCTGTGGCATTCACTCTACGGGCAGACGCTTGCTGACCCCAAACGACTGATGGCGAAACTTAGAATTATCTGTAATGGCCTGGGCGATCCCATCGCCTCAGAACTGACCGCCGGTGACTTTACGAAATACCGCGAAGCACGGCTAAAAGGTGAAGTGCGAAATGAAGATGGAGCGCTTATGTCGCCCGTTAAGCCCCGCACGGTAAACCTTGAACAACGCAACCTATCATCGGTTTTTGGCACCCTAAAAAAGTTGGGCCACTGGCCAGCACCCAACCCACTCGCCGGTTTGCCAACATTTAAAGTCGCAGAAGGTGAACTGGCGTTCTTAGCCCCGGAAGAAATTAAACGCCTGCTGGATGCCTGCGCTGATTCTCAAAGCCCCAGCCTGCTGATGATAGCAAAAATATGCCTAGCCACCGGCGCGCGCTGGAGTGAAGCAGAAAACCTGCAGGGCCATCAGTTATCAAAATACCGGATCACCTATACCAAGACAAAGGGTAAGAAAAACCGAACCGTACCTATTTCTCAGGATCTGTACAACGAACTACCCAAAAACCGAGGGAAGTTATTCACGCCGTGCAGAAAAGCTTTTGAGCGAGCAGTGAAACGCGCTGGTATCGACCTGCCTGAAGGCCAATGCACCCACGTACTTCGGCATACGTTTGCCAGCCATTTTATGATGAACGGCGGAAATATCCTTGTACTCAGGGATATATTGGGGCATTCGGATATCAAGATGACCATGGTTTACTCTCATTTTTCACCAGATCATCTTGAAGATGCAGTAACTAAGAACCCTTTAAATTATATTGAGTAA